TCTTTGTGGTGCAGGTGCTGGTTTCTCAGTTCAATCACATCACGTCGGTAAATTACCTAAGATAGTTAATCGTACTAAAGCACCAAAGCTTCACACAGTAGAAGATAGTATTGAAGGATGGGCAACTGCACTAGACGTTCTTATGTCTTCATTCTTTGAGAATGGTGGTAAATATCCAGAGTATGCAGGTCGTAAGGTAGCATTTGACCTCTCTATGATTCGTCCAAAGGGTGCGAAGATCTCTGGTGGGTTTAAAGCGCCAGGTTCAGAACCTTTACGTCGTTCACTAGACCGTATTGAATATATTTTAACCGGACTCACTCTTAACGAAAAATCAACAACACTGAGACCAATCCATGTTTACGATATTGTTATGCATGCTGCTGATGCAGTTCTCTCTGGCGGGGTCCGCCGTTCTGCTACTATCTGTCTTTTCTCTGCAGACGATCAAGAGATGGCATCTGCTAAGACTGGTAATTGGTATATTGATAATCCACAGCGTGGTCGTTCTAACAATAGTGCTGTTATTGTTCGCAACGAAATAACTAAAGAACAATTTGCATCTCTTATGACATCAATTAAGCAGTTTGGTGAACCAGGATTCTTCTTCGTTGATGATAAAGATATCACAACCAATCCATGTGTTGAAATCGGAATGTATCCTCAGATTGAGGGTAAGTCAGGCTGGCAAGGCTGTAACCTAACTGAGATCAATGGCGGTCAATGTGATAATGAAGAAACATTCTACAAGGCATGTCGTGCAGCTGCTATCCTAGGTACGCTACAAGCAGGTTATACAGACTTTAAATTCCTCTCACCTACATCAAAGGCTATCTTTGATCGTGAAGCACTATTAGGAGTATCAGTTACAGGTTGGATGAATAACCCAAAGACACTTTTTGATGAAAAGATTTTACAAAAAGGAGCTGAAATTGTCAAAGAAACAAATAGAGAAGTGGCTGGATTACTTGGGATTAACCCTGCTGCTCGTACTACTTGTGTTAAGCCTTCCGGGAATGCCTCTGTCCTATTGATGACTGCTTCTGGTATTCATGCTGATCATGCACCAATGTATATCCGTAATATTCAGTTAAACAAAGATACTGAAGTTGCAAAGCTTATCAAGAGAATAAATCCTAACATGGTAGAAGAGTCTGCATGGTCAGCAGGTAAGACTGACTACGTAGTTTCTTTCCCTGTTGTTGCTAAAGAAGGTTCTATCTTCAAGGATGATCTTATTGGTATTAAGCATTTAGATTTGATTAAGAGAGCACAGGAGTTCTGGGTCAATGCTGGAACAAATATTGAAAGATGCGCTCATCCCGGCATACGTCATAATGTTTCTAATACTGTCATTGTTGACAACTGGGATGAGATCGAAGATTATGTATATAAAAATCGCGATTATTTTGCTGGTATTTCATTTCTACCAATGACAGGTGATAAGGATTACTTCCAAGCACCAAACACTCAGGTGTTAAATGCAGCCCAGCTTACTGAAAAATATGGTGCAGGGGCAATCATGGCATCTGGTCTTATTGTTGAAGCATTAAAGTCATTTGACAATCTTTGGCTTGCATGTATGACTGCAAACGGCTGGGGTGAAGATCTATCTGCAGATAATCATCAGAATACTCTTAAGAAAGATTGGATTCGTAGATTTAAAAAGTTTGCTACCAATTACTTTAATGGTGATATCAAGAAGGCTGAATACTGCTTTAAGGATGTATATCTACTCCATAAGTGGGAAAAGATCCAACAGACTATTCTAGATATTAAATGGGAAGATGAATTGAAAGAAGTTAAGTATATTGATGTTGATACTATTGGATCTGCTGCTTGTGTGGGTGGCGGATGCGAACTATTCTAACACCTTGCATAAAAATATGTAAATTAGATCCTACCGCAGAGTTTTGTATAGGCTGCGGTAGGACAAAAAAACAAATAAAAGAATGGCGTATATATACAGATGATCAGAAAAAATCGATCATAGAACAACTAAAGGATAAGAGAAATGGATTGGGAGCAAATTGTTGATATAATCTCCAGCACTGTACAGAATACCGATATCCGTAGAATTTTGTACGATAGAATGTTAGAAAGCCTCTCCTACAGTGAAGAAGATCTTAGACAGGCATTAGATATTGATCTTATTTTTGATGAGGTCGCAGCTAACTATATAGAAGATGAGGGTGTAGAAGACGAAGACGATTATAATTATGATTATGAAGATGATGAATGATAATAGTAGGGATTGATTATAGTTTAACTTCACCATGTGTATGTGTTTGTGATTCTAAAAATTTTGGTTTCTCAAAGTGCAAATTTTATTATTTAACGGATAATAAAAAACTAAGTATAGATTTTGATAATATACAAGGTGAGTTACATGATGACCATTACAGTGACGAGCAAAGATATTTTAATATTGCTAAGTGGGCAATTAATAAGATTCCTGAAGATGCCAAAGTGTACATGGAAGGATACTCAATGGGATCGACAGGTAGGGTGTTTAATATAGCCGAGAATGCAGGTTTACTTAAACACTTTCTGTTTAGAAGGTGCTATGATTATACTATAGTCCCTCCTACAGTGATAAAGAAGTATGCTACTGGTAAAGGAAACGCTAACAAGCAACTTCTACAAGACGTGTTTGAAGAAAACACTGGATATAATATCAAGAAGAAGTTAGCATTAACAGATAAGCAATGGAATCCTTCTTCTGATATAATTGATAGTTATTTTATTTGTAAATATGGATATGAACAGGAGACTAAAAATGTGGACATTTATTAAAGAATTGTTAGGTATAGGTTTAACTAATGATGAACAGGTTACTCCTCCTACAATCGCAAAGGTAGAAGCAAAAACTACAACTGCTTCTACACCAGAACTTAAGGAAGTAGAAACAAAGATTGCAGAAGCTATCAAGGCTGAAGCAAAACCAGCTAAAAAAGCAAAAGCAGCTGCTCCAAAGGCAAAAGTAAAGAATACAAAGAAGAATGCAAAGAAGTGATGAACAAATAAGGGTCTGTGCTGAGGCAGGTAGTAATGTACCTGTAGTGGTTGGTAACTGTCCTAAATGCGGTTCAGGTAACAGATCCTTAGTTCTCACAAACTTTGCTTTAAACGGTAGAAACCCTTCTGCAAGTATGGTATACTTTAAGTGTATTGCTTGTATGAGTGTTATAGAAAAATTAATAACCGAAGTTTCAGAGGATGATTGATTATGGCAGCTAGTAAAAGAAAGACATACGTTTCAAAAGGAAAGTATGGAAGTGTTTCTAGAGAAACAGTTAAAGCTATGAGACGCGATCGTACATATACTGATAAGTTATCTGCTCAGCTTAAGCAATGGGCAAGAGGAAGAAAGACAATGGTAACTATTCCTAACCCTAATAAAAATGAAACCAATAAACCTTTTATTAGAGTTGAAGGCAATCATCCTGCAGCTTTTGGACCATGGAAAAGATCAGATAAAGATATGGGAATAAGGATGTCAAATGATTGAGGTATATGGTAAACAGAATTGTAATTGGTGTGTGAAAGCTAAAGAATTACTTAACAGTAAAGGTATCAATTACAAATACTATTCAGTAGGTGAGGATGTAGGTCTCACAGAAATAACTGAAATGTTTCCAGGAGTGAGAACGGTACCGATCATTACAATTGATGGCAAACGTATTGGTGGTTATGAAGAATTGAAAGAATATCTTGAGGAGACAGCCGGTGGATACGGTGATGGAGCTATCTAAAACTAACGTTATGAATATGCTACATTCAGGTATTGTAAATATTAAATTTACAAAAACTGATGGTTCTGAGCGTGATATGAAATGCACGCTTATGGATGCATTTATTAAACCTCATGAAAAGAAAACAGATCGTGATAAAAAAATAAATGAAAATATTATTTCAGTATGGGATGTAGATAAAGAAGGTTGGCGTTCTTTTAGATTTGACTCAATTATTAGCATTAATAAATAATATTATAAGCATTTTCTTAAATTGCTAATAATAGGAATAACGATGTCAGATCCAATATCTACACCGCTAATGGCTAAACTTATGACTGGTCTTGGCGGTCTTATCGGCGGAGTGTCATTCATGGCATTTTATAAACCTTGTAACGTTTGGGATGCTGCTGTTAGATCAGGCCTTAGTGTTATGACAGCTATCGTGTTCTCTCCAGTTCTTATAGAATGGTTAAATTGGAATCCTACTTCAGATAACATGATTGCAGCATCTGTAGTTGTTGGATTTGGAGCATGGAGCATCTTATCATTCACTGCTCATACATTGGTTGGATTACAAGACGAAAAAGTTGAATTGAAGTTACCAAAATCGGTATTTAAAAAACAAGATTGATTCTTTTATTATAGGTTTGTTATGGAAAGAAATGAATTAAGTAAGAACGCAAGAGGCGGCCCTGAGCTAATGCAAGAGCGCCTCTATCGCGACCTACCAAAAGATCTACTCGATAAATTTCAGATTATTTTATCACGTGTGAGAGATATTAATCCAGATAAAAAACGTATTCTCTGGTTGCATGATCTCCCTTTTGATCCAGAGTCAGAACATTTAAAAGATCCAGAAAAGCTTAAAAGATTTGATAAAATAGTTTGCGTTTCTGACTGGCAAATGCAGTTATATAATCTTGCATCTAACGTACCTTACAGTCAATGTATTGTTTTAAAAAATGCAATTGAACCTATTGAAGTAGGTAAAAAAGAATATAATGGTACTGTTAATCTTATTTACCACACTACACCTCATCGTGGTTTAGAAATATTAGTACCAGTATTCGAAGAACTGTGTAAAATTCATGACAATATACATTTAGACGTTTATTCTTCTTTTAGTGTGTATGGTTGGAAAGATCAAGACATTAGATATAAAGAACTTTTTGATCGCTGTCGAAGTAATCCAAAAATAACATATCATGGTGGTGTTTCTAATGAAGAAGTTAGAAAAGCATTAAAGAAGTCTCACATATATGCATATCCATGTATATGGTTAGAAACTTCTGGTATATCAGTTATAGAAGCAATGTCTGCTAAAAATTTAGTAGTATGTCCAAATTATGGTGCATTACCTGAAACATGTGGTAATTTTGCTATGATGTATCAGTGGAATGAAAATAAAAATATGCATGCAGTACAATTTGCACACACATTAAATAATGCTATTGAAGCAATTAAAAACAATGCAGATGGTGATACACCATACTTAGATTTTCAAAAAGAGTATTTTGACTATTTCTACGGATGGGATAAAAGAAAGAATGAATGGGAAACGTTTTTAAGAACGCTTCTATAATTACTTTTTAATTAATTTAAACGGTAATCTCATAGTAAAAGTTACCATGTTATTTTCTTCTGTAAGACTTTCTAATATCCAACCTTTAATTTTATGATTAGGTATAATATTACCTGCAGCTTCTTTCGCAGCTGTTAAAGTAAAAACTCTATCACCATTTTTATTAGTTTTAACTTCCATTAATTATCTCCTTTTTTATTATTTAGATAATAAAAAACCGGTTAGAGTTTTTCTAACCGGTCGAGAATTTCTTGAATAAGATCTATTTTATCTTGTGCAGCTATTTTCCGCCCATTATAAAACCCTGATGAATAATCATGCATATTATACCAGTCAGGCATCGGTTCTTCTGCTAGCACTTTTGCAGCATCAATACGTAAGTAAAGATACTCTTTTAACTCAGTGATATTGTCTACCATAATAACTCCTAATCACAAGATAACCAGCGTGAGCATGCAGCATAATGTTTACCATCTATGTAAACAAAGCTAGCACGTCCGTTATAACCCATACGTGTAGCTTCAGTATAGTCTTCACAATACTGTTTACACTCTTCTAATGTATCAAATGGTCCAATGTAATAGTCTAGTATACCACCTGATACCTTTTCATTATACACACCAACTTCTTTACCGTTGGAAAGCGTTCTCTTATAATTTAACTGAAGCATCACTTCACCATTACTGAACGAATAAAACCATCTTTATCTACAGACTGAGATTTAAGTTTCCAGCCATCCTTAACCAATAGGTCTATACGCTTCTTAACATAGTTCCTATTCTGGCTCGTAACCACGTATTGGTCGATGTAGTTCTGCTGCATACGGAAGTAGTCTTCTGATAGGGCTAGTATTGTCATATTAGGCTCCATTACGCTTTCTAATTTGCCAGGTGTGAGACCAATAGGATCCACCCCAACCAATGTGTTTACCACGAGAACCATACTGAGTACCAGTCTTGTTACCATAACGGTAAATAGGCTGACCAGTCATAATTTCAGATACCTTGTTGATATAAAATTTGTCTGAGTTTTTACGAACCCATGAACGATGAAAACGACTTAGATGATCATCGTCATGAGTCCATACATCATGAGTAGCAAAGTACTCATCAAGGTATTGATGAACTTCTTTCTCAGATTCACGATACATATTAAGCAACCTCTGATTTACGATAATTACGGTCCATGACCTCGCCAAGAATGTATTTTGCAATATTGATATGCTGACGAGCACGGTTATTCTGATTACGCTCAAGCAATTCCTGAGCATCTGAAAGCATCGACATTGCAATCATTTCCATCGACATCAATTTTGCCATCGGTGAATTCAAGATATTCTTTTCAATATCTGATGAAAGCATACCGTAGCATTGCATTTCCCATTCACGAACATTTTCAAAAGTCGACATCTTTTCTTTCCTCTCATTCATCATATTATTAATGTAGCGGTTTTAGGAAATTAATGCAACTTATTTTTCTGTAAGATACTCATAAATTGCAGTAATAGCAAGTATACCAAATCCTAATGATATCCAGGGAAGATAGGCTAAAATTGCGTTCATCTCATTTCTCCTTATAATTAATATTCGTATATTTTAGTAAATAAGTCAACTGTTTTTTTCCTAAAAAAACGCCTTGTTTTTCAAGGACTTAGCGAATCCGTGACATATTCATTGAAATCATTGGATAATTTCAGATCCAAAAAAACTCAATGATTTCAAGGATTTACTGGATAAACGCTAACTCATTGAAATCATTGAAGAAAATATAAGTTGCATTATTTTCAGAAAAATACTATGATAATAATATGAGAAATGGAGATATGATAATGACTAAGACATTTACAGGTCAGCCGCGCTATTGTGTAAAGCGCCTTCGTGAGTTGCAGGGAAACGGATGGGTTATTATCCGTTCACATAGACACCCTGATGGATCTGAGACTTATGTAATGGAATATGTCGGAAAAAAATAAGTTGCAATTATTTCCAAATACCGTTACATTAGTAATATGATGAGATGGAGATACAAATGTTTGTGTACCGTTTTAAATTTAGAAATAGAGATTTAAAAGTGTATAAGAGTCATAAAATTCTTGCTTCTAATGAATCTCAAGCTATGTTTTTTATAAAAAGAAAACTAGGCAATTTTGATTGGTACCCATCATCTTGTAAGAGATCTTATATTGTGTGTGAGTGAGTTTTGCTCTATGAGCATCCAAGGCTTTGCCAAGTGGCAAAGAATAGTTGCACTAATAAGGAAAAGATGCGACTATAACAATGTAGTGAGAAACGCATAACAAAGGAGAAATTGACATGCGTAACATTCGTAATGCTAAAGGTTCGGTTCGTTCTTTTATTCTTGGTGCTCTGAAGCTTGGTTCAGATGAGAAGACTATCTTCTCTGATCTTACTGGGCAGATGGGTTTGAAGCCTGGTAATGCCAAGCTTCATATCAAGAAGGCAAAGGCTCAGTTTGCTATGGAAGTAGTTTCTGGTGTCGCAAAGACTCGTAAGACTGCTTCACAGCAAGTAGCCGCTTAATATACATAAAGGGGCCGGGAAACCGGCCCCCTATCTTACTGTAACGTGAGAGGTACAATGGCTAAGTCATTACTTAAAGTCAAAACGAAAAAGACTAAACGTACTACTAAGTCAGAAACCTATCTGGTTAACTGGAAGTATCTTGGTGATGAACCTAAGGTAGGTATTAATCCAGGTACCGTTGAGTTAATCCGAGCATTCACATGGTATAATACTATGTGTGAGAATGAGGAAGCTCGTGCTTACCTCAAAGAATATTTTAAGACTGATAAGGATATGATTAAGGCTATTGATCGTATACCTGAGAAGCGTTTACCCTTGACGTCTGCATGGATGTGCCGTATTGCATCTAATAATAAAGCACATCTTAAAGACTTTGAATATAAACGTGTTATAGATGATATTAGAAATATGACTAACATAGGTGAGGAGGTAGAAGTAAAACCTGCTGAACTTAAAGTTAAACCGTCTATTCAGGAACGTATCAAAGAACGCGTTTCAGATATTATTGGTGATGTAGAAGCTATTCTTGATTCAGGTGAACAGGTCAACATTTATGAGTGGTTACAGAAAAATGAGATACCGGCTCAACATGCGAACAGAATTGCTGAATTTTATAGGCCTCTTCGTGATGAGTATGCTTACGCTGTTGTCGAAGACAATGAGGGCTACACTCACTATACGAAGCCTCAATTAAAAGCTAAGTTAGCATATGTCGCTAAGCTTATCGAGGACTGCGAGCGCTTTGCAGGTAATGTAAAGAAAGCTCGTGCTCCTCGTAAGAAGAAAGCTCCTACCACAGAAAAACTCTTGAAACATTTCCAATATCAGAAAGAAAGCAATGAGTATAAATTACAATCGTGTGACCCCGCAACGGTTATCGGCTCTCAAGAACTTTGGACCTTTAATACTAAGTACAAAACTCTTAGCGTGTTTAGGGCTCGTGGGCCTGCTGGTCTCAGTGTACGGCGCACTTCTATTGATGGCTTTGATAGCGATTCTTCCGTAACTAAACGTATCGGTCGTAAACCAGAAGAGTATATCAAGAAAGTACTTTCTGGAGGTAAGATAGTACTTCGTAAACTTATGGATGATATCTCATCAGATCCTATCACATTTTCAGATAGAATTAACAACAATGTAATTCTACTTAAAGTAGTTAAATGATTATAGGAATTGGAATTGATCTCTGTAATGTATCTAGAATTAAAGATATATTAAAGAGATCAATCAGAGAAAGATTTATCAAAAATAATTTTTCTCAAGAAGAAATTACTGAAGATACAAACGAAGCTGTTTATTATGCTAAACGTTTTGCAATTAAAGAAGCGTGCGCAAAAGCTTTAGGTACTGGATTTGATAATAACGTAAGACCTAAAGATATAGTTTTGTTTTATAACACATCAGGTGCACCCGAAATAAAACTCTTTGGTGGAGCATCAAATAGATTGAGTGCTATAGTACCAAATAATTATAGACCATCTATTATTGCTTCTATTACTAAAGATAAAAAAACGGTGGCAGCTGCAGTAATCATACAAGCTATAAAGTATGATAAATAATAATGTCACCATACTATATGGCAGAAATATGGACAACATTATACAATTTCCAACAAAATCTAACAGTCCTTTTCCAAATAATCTTGAACAGACTATAGATCATGTTGAACAAGTGAGACGTACATATTGTGATGAAGTAACAGCAGATGCTTTCGAAGCAGTCTTTGCAGTACTTACATCTTATGGTCTCACAATTAAACCAGATGAAAGTGTAGTAAAATCGGTAGTTTTCTTAGAAGAAGCAATCCGTGCTATGGTTTATACAACAAAAGATCTGAATCATTCGTTTCAAGACTTAGCAGAAGCTACAATCACACTAGAAGCAGATGCTAAGAAAGAATTGGATAGAATAATTGAAGAAAATAACTTGCACACATAAATTAATAACTATATAATATATTATAGTACAGATTTATGTGGAAACATTTAAAATGATTATCGTTGATTTTAACCAAGTCATGATATCTAATCTGATGATGCAGATTGGAAATCATACGAACATTCCTATCGAAGAAGGATTGTTTCGTCATATGGTGATCAACTCACTTCGTTCATACAAACAGAAGTTTGGTGAAGAATATGGTGAGATGATTATAGCATGTGATGATAAGAACTATTGGCGTAAGCAGATCTTCCCTTACTACAAAGCCAACCGTAAAAAGAATCGTGAAGAGTCTGAATTAAATTGGACTAATATATTTGATATCTTTAATAAAATTAAACAAGAAATAAAAGATAATTTGCCCTATCCTGTCATTCAGGTCGATACAGCTGAAGCTGATGATATTATTGCATCACTAGTCAAACATACTAACGATGTACATAAGATTATTATCCTTTCTGGTGATAAAGACTTCGTTCAATTACAAACACAGTCTAACGTTAAGCAATATGACCCAGTAAGAAAGAAATGGATTACACATGATAATCCAGAGCGCTTTCTTGTAGAGCATATTCTTAAAGGTGATGTTGGTGATGGTATACCAAATGTATTATCTGATGATGATACTTTTGTAGCTGATAAACGTCAGAAACCTCTTACTCAGAAAAAGATTAATAAGATCTACAATGATGGTGCAGTGCTCTTAGATAGTACTACAGATAGAAACTTTATGCGTAATAAGCATATGGTGGATCTATCAATGGTACCAGATAGTATTCGAACCGAAGTTATTAATAAATATCTCAGCGAACAAGGTAAGGATAAGAGTAAACTGTTTAACTATTTTATTAATTATAAACTTAAAAATATGATGGAAAATATAGGTGATTTCTAATGTCATTTCAATATAAGATTGATGGTGTAGCAAAGTTATTTGCTAAAATTAATGAATTGAAGAAAAAAGAAGAACGAGTGCAAGCGCTTAAACTTAATAATAATTTAGCAGTGCGAACTGTGCTTGCAGGCTGGTTCGATCCTAATGTTAAATTTCTTTTACCAGAAGGTGTACCACCTTATATTCCAAATAAATTTGATGAACCTAAGGCATTTATTAACGAAGTGCCTCGCTTTTATTTGTTAGTAGAAGGTGGAAATCCGAATCTTAAGCCGATGAGGCGAGAACAGATTTTTATCCAGATGCTTGAAAATGTAAGTGCAGATGATGCTAAGCTTCTTTTAAGCATGAAAGATAAAAAATGTCCTTTTAAGGGCATTACAAAAGAAGTAGTTAACCTAGCATTTCCAGGGCTTATTCCAGAATGAACAACTCTACTAAATTCCATAAAACAGAATTTAAAAATAAAAAAAAGACTTTTAATAACAGTTACATTACAGAAGAAGAAAATCTCAGTTTTAGAGAAGTAAAACGAGAAAAAATGCAGAAGCATTACCGTAATTATGATAATGCTTTACGCTCAAAAGATCTTGATAAACTCTTATCATACGAAGACGACTAATGGATAATATAACAAGCGCAGTTTTATATACTCTGCTTATTGCAGTGGTAGCATTCTATTATTGGCTTGAGGGTCGCAAAAAAGGAAACTTAGGGAGATGTTAGGTGTCTCAGATTCTTAACAGTACTAAAGTAACAGTAGATAAGTTGATAGATGAGTATTATAATCCTAGAAATCTTAATGAAAAAGCATATTTACAAGATTTAGTTGAAGAAGAAATGCTTTCTAAAGGGTTAGATCCCCTAAATAAAAAAGACATCCAGGATTATTGGAAGTCGAAAGGCATTTTAGTTAATGGCTAATTATACGTTTTATGATACTAAAACTGGTAAAGAGTTCGACATATCCATGCCGATCTCTGAATACGATGCCTACGTAGAAAACAACCCACATCTTCAACAAGTATTATCGGCTCCTGCTATTGCAGATCCAACTCGATTAGGTTTGAGAAAACCTGATGGAGGTTTTCGTGATGTTTTAAAGAAAGTGAAAAGAGCACATAGAGGGAGTACCGTCAACACCTGGTAAAAAAAGAGGTACCACATGGAAAGACTCACACGCGCTGAAAAGAGATTAATTAAACAACAAAAGCGTCAAGAGGCTAAACAAGTAAAAAATAACCTAATACTCAAATCGATTATCCCCAAAACAAAAAATCAGGAGTGTGTGTTCAAAGAGTTTTCAAATGGTAGAAACATTTTAATACATGGATTGCCTGGTACCGGCAAATCATTCATTTCACTCTACCTTGCTCTTTCAGAAATAGAACAGTATAAAGACTACAATAATATTACACTGATACGATCAGTGGTGCCTTCCCGAGATATGGGATTTCTTCCCGGTTCAATAAAAGAAAAATCAAAAATATTTGAACTACCTTATCAATCAATATGCTCAGAACTTTACGGTAGAGGTGATGCATATGAGATACTTAAAGGTAAAGGTATAATAGACTTCCAGACAACATCATTTCTAAGAGGAACAACTTTAGATAATACTATAATTATAGTAGATGAATGTCAAAATATGACCTATAGTGAACTATGCACTGTTATAACACGTGTAGGTAAAAATTCAAGAATAATTTTCTGTGGAGATTATAGACAAACTGATCTAGTATATGATGATGAAAGATCTGGTATTCTTAAATTTATGAAAATACTAGAGAGAATGAATAAATATTTTAGTTCAGTAGAATTTGTAGAAGAGGATATTGTAAGATCAGGACTAGTAAAAGACTTTATTATTAAAAAGACTGCTATGGAAAATAGAAGATATATTAATAAGGAGACTGATACAGTATCTACTTACTTAAATTGATTATGAATGAAATTGAAAAACATCTTAAAGAATTAAGCGAAAAAAAATTACTACCTCAGGTGCATTCTAACTATCTTAGTAGAATTAAAAACTACTATAAGTTTGTACCTGAGGTAGTTTACGATATAGGTGCTTGTGTACTTCACTGGACAAATGAAGCAAAACAAATATGGCCTACATCTAACTTCTACTGCTTTGAAGCAATGCCTGAAGTAGAATTTATTTTTAAAGATTCTGATATTGCTGGTTATAACATCGGTGTACTATCAGACGCTACTGGTAATATAGTTAAATTCTATCAGAACAATTTTTTTCCTGGTGGAAATTCTTACTACAGAGAAAACCCTAAATTTAATTCTGGTGCAGAACATTATTTTAACGAATCTCATATTAAAGAATATACTACATCTACTTTAGATAATGTAGTTAAAAATAAAAACTTTCCTTTACCAGATCTGATTAAGATAGATGTACAAGGTGCAGAACTAGACGTACTTAAAGGTGCTGATATCTGTTTACAGCATACAAAACATCTTATTATGGAATTACAAAAAGTAGAATACAACAAAGGTGCACCACATAAAGATATTATTATTGATTATATACGTTCTAAGGGATTTATTTTAGTTGACGATAATGCTTTTAGTGATAATGGACCTGATGGTGATTATCATTTTATAAAGTAACATGCTAGAAAATATTTTAAAACAAAGAAAAACTTTTAATCATATCGAGATTCCTGAAGTAAATAATATACTTGAACAGGTTAATACAGACTCTGGTAGATATTATAAAACGCCAGAAGGTTTATTATATCCGTCTGTTACTACAGTTACAGGTATTATGAATCAGAAAGCTATTCAGGAATGGAGAAGAAAAGTAGGTGAAGAAGAAGCTACTCGTATCAGCACACAAGCTGCTACTAGAGGTACTCGTATTCATCAATTATGTGAAGATTACATTAACAATGATGAGATAGATTATTCTAAGTATAACTATAACGACTCTTTAAATTTTAAAGAGTTAAAACCTCTCTTAGATAATCATATTGATAATGTAAGATTGCAAGAAACAAGAATGTATTCCGATCATCTTCAGATGGCAGGTACTGTAGACTGTGTTGCAGAATGGAAAGGTAAACTTTCTATTATTGATTTTAAGACAGCTCGTAAACATAAAAACAGAGATTATATTCTTAATTACTTTTGTCAAGCCTCTGCATATGCTATTATGTTTGAAGAGAGATATAATATACCAGTAAGTAGAATAGTTATTTTAATTTCTGTTGATAATGAAGTGCCGCAGATATTTGAAGATCGTAGAGATGTATATGTTAATAAACTAATGCAAGTAAGACAAGAGTATAAAGAGAAGTATAACGTATGAAAGCTACTCTTAAAAGAACGATTGTTAAGTCGTTAATTTACAGGTTGTTTGTAATTATGACAACTTATATCATGCTTCTTGTTACTGGTCAGAATATGGCTGATGCAATTATACCTACTATTATTATTAACTGTTTATGGACTTTGTCTTATTTTATTAATGAGAGAATATGGAATAAGATCGATTGGGGTAAGATTTAACAGTTGATTTTAATTTTTAACTATACTATAAATAAAGAGCTGATGTCGTTGACGGAAGTAGAATAGACATTCTGGACGCGGGGGCAGTACCCGCCGCCTCCACCACGGATACACTGGTCGTTGGGTGCAACAGTCCTCCTATTATAAAGAGGGTAAGGCGGAAGAGACTAGTATATAACTGTTCGCACTGAGCAAAGCGGTGTCTCACAGTGTATCTTTGATGGGGGCGAAACAGGATCGACAGGTGTAGTAAAGGCTAACCTGAGACTGATGCAAACTCGTAAATGCAAACGATAACAATGCATATGGTGCTTACGCTCTAGCAGCCTGAGTCACATGAGCTTCGTGAGGTGTGCTTGGAAACAGAAACACCTCACACTATATTATGGAGATTATAATGACCAAAGAAGAGATCGCAAAAGTAGTTTTTGATCACTTTAATAAAAGTTACGGTATTGATCTTAGCACATTTGATAGAAGCTATCCGTTATCCCGTCTTAAAGAATTAAATGAAAAGCTAGACTCACTAGAAGTAATAACTTTTATGTCTGAATTAGAAGATATCTTTAAAATTAATACTATTACTATTGAAAGTGGTGCTACAACTATTGAAGAATTGATCGATTACCTCTACGAAAATATCGATAAAGAATGAGACGTGTTGTAGTTACGGGTGTAGGTAGTAGAACACCTATTGGTAATAATTTATCAGAAATTAAAGAATCACTCTTTACTGGTAAGCAGGGTACCAAAGAGTATATATTTGGATCGGCTGCTTATATAGTTAAAGATAATATAGATTCACATTTTGATAGATTTGATTTAAACGTCACTGATAGATTTACACGACTGGCATACCTTTCTTTCTTAGATGCAAAAAATGATAGCTCCGTACAACCAGAAGGTATATTTTTAGGTGTTGGTTATGGTGGTGGTGCATTAACATACGAAGAATCTTATAGAAGTTTATTTGCTAAGAATAAAGTAAAACCTACCGCATTAGTTTGCTCAGTGGTTAATATGGGTGCTAACTTTATTGCTTTAAAAGAGAATATAACAGGTCCAGCTTTTACATATTCTACAGCATGTGCATCTGCATCAACTGCAATCGGTGAAGCATATAAAAAAATTGCATATGGGGAGTATGATTGTCTTGCAGCTGGTGGTGCGGAAGCTTGTATTAATGAATTACAATTTGCATTCTGGAAAGCAATGAATGCATTAAGTGATGACTGCAAACCGTTCTCAAAAAACAGAAACGGTATTACTATGTCTGAGGGTTCAGTAATTTTTATATTAGAAGAGCTTGATCACGCATTGAAAAGAAATGCTAATATTTACGGTGAAATAGTAGGGTATGGTGCTACTAATGGTTCTGAATCCGTTACTAAACCTAACACACCAGGACAAATAAAAGCAATGCAAATTGCAACTAAAAATATTTTGTTTGACGATATTACCTATATTAACGCACATGGTACAGGCACACCAACAGGTGATATAGTTGAATTGCAGAGTATAATTAGTTTGTTTGGTGATAAAGCAAAATATATACCAGTCAGTTCTACAAAGAGTTTACATGGACATCTTTTTGGTGCAGCAGGTGCAATAGAGACACTTGCATGTCTTTTAGCATTAAAACATGATGTGGTAATACCTAATTGGAATTTAGACGAATTAGATAATTCTATATCTAAAAAAGATATTAATCTGCCTACGGAAATCTACAATAGCAAACAAAAAGTAACCTTAAACAACTCGTTTGGTTTTGGTGGTACTAATATTACATTAGCTTTTTCAAGTCTATAAATAAACTAATGAAATATACTTTAGATTCCTATATTGTATTAATAACTCAATTAATTGCTCATCTTTCCTTTATACCTATGATAATGTATGCATCATGGTATCATTGGTTGATTGCTTATGGTATAGCAGTTATAATGGGTGGTATCGGAATAGGTATGATCAACCATCGCTACTTAACACATAAAGCATTTAAGTTTAATAGTGATTGGGTGCGTAATATTTTTCTTTTTATTGCAGTTTTTACATTACAAGGACCATCTCTTTCTTGGGTTGCTATTCACAGAGAGCATCATGCATATACAGACAGAGAAAAAGATCCTCACGGTCCTCATCATGGATTTATAAATTCATATTTTGGATTTGTTATGCATGAGCAAAAGGTTGCATTTGTTAAAGATTACGTAAAGCATAAAGAGCTAGTATTCTTATACAAATATCATTGGTTAATTAACATCTCTCTAATAGTAATTTTATATTTAATATTCGGGTTTATGGGACCAATAGTAGGATTTTTAGTACCAGGTGCTTATGTCTGGTTTGTAACTGGTATGGTAAACATATTTTCACACATGAAAAATATTGGTTATAGAAACTACGAAACAAAAGATAATAGTGTAAACTTACCTTTTCTTGCTTATGTTTCTCTAGGAGAAGCATGGCATAATAATCATCATGGTGATCCTAGAAACCCTTATTTCTCTACTAATAAAAAAGAGTTTGATCTTATAGGATCGTTTATTTCTTTTTTAAAATATAATAAAATAATAAATGTAAATCAGTGAATGGTACAATATGAAAATAGCCAACGTTAAATCTTCTGCCGACTTCGTTAAAGAAATAGATAAATTAGTTTTAAGTAAAAATTTAACTTTTTTTGACGCTGTAATGTATTATTGTGAAACAAATAATGTTGAGGTAGAGACAGCTGCTTCACTTATTAAACAAAGTGCTCTATTAAAAGCTAGGATACAAGTAGAAGCAGAAAATCTTAACATGGTAAGAAAGACGAGTCGACTTCCTATATGAGTCCTTTTGAAGCATATAAGCTTTATACGGCAATCAAGAATCACTTTACAACAGAGTCATATGACTTCTTTAAATACAACGGTAAGGTGAGAGCATCTGAACATACATTTGAAACTCGTAAAGACAAATATATGTTTTATAAACTATCTAAGCATGAAGATCCTCTTACATTCTTGGTTGCTAATCTCTCAGAAAATCAGAAACTATGGGTAGGTGATCTATTTGGTTTAGATCAGCAGATGAAGTATAATGAGTTTCTAAGACGTAAACAAACTCTTACATATATGTTTGAGGGTGATATAGACAATCTTCTTGAAAACTTCGATGCTAACTTTGAAGTAAAACCAGGTGACTATCCCTACCTTCTCACTCTACTCACACGCAAAAAGATCTCAAAAGAGACTTTCATTATCATACAAGACTGTGTTCGTTTCTTTAGTAAGTGGAATAAAGAAATTACAGACCCTGTCTTATGGCCACAAATAGCTTTGAATTGTAAAAAGCTACATCCATTTCTTTCTTACGAGAAAGATAAATACTGTGCAATACTTCGCAATAAATTTAGTTGAAGTATTATACATCGTCGCATATAATTAATACATCGAAACACAACGGAGAATATTATGACTATTAATTTCGAAGCACTTAAACAAAATCGTAAGTCTAACTTTGACAAACTCACATCCGAGCTCAACAAGCTCAATTCTACAGTTCCCCAAGACAATACCAACGACGACCGCTACTGGAAGCCAGACGTTGACAAAGCCGGAAACGGTTATGCGATCATTCGTTTCCTTCCCGCCCCAGCTGGTGAAGACATGCCGTTCGTACGCATTTGGGATCATGGGTTCCAAGGTCCTGGTGGTTGGTATATCGAGAAGAGTCTAACTACTTTCAATAAGCCAGATCCTGTTTCAGAAATGAATACAAAGCTCTGGAACTCTGGTATCGAGTCAAACAAAGATCTCGTTCGTAAGCAGAAGCGTCGTCTCTCTTACTTCTCTAATATCCTTGTTGTCAATGATCCTACCCGTCCTGAAAACAACGGTAAGGTATTTTTGTTCAAATATGGTAAGAAGATCTTTGATAAGCTTAATGAAGCAATGCATCCACAATTTGCTGATGAGAAGGCAATTAACCCATTTGACTTCTGGGATGGTGCTAACTTCAAGCTCAAGATTCGTCAGGTAGAAGGCTATCGTAACTACGATAAGTCAGAGTTTGAATCACCTGCACCTATTGCTGGTGACGATGAACAGATCAAAGCTATCTGGTCTAAAGAACATTCACTTCAAGAACTTCTTGATCCTAAGCACTTTAAGTCATATGAAGAACTTAAGATGCGTTTGGAAAAAGCTCTCGGTGTTGCTGGTGACTCAGCTCAACGCATGGCACCTGCTATCGATGAAGATGAAGCATTCCCGACACCACAACGTGCAGCTCCTGCACCTGCAATTCCAGCAGCTAAGCAAGAGTCTTCAGCACCTTGGGATGAGGATGATGATGATTTGAGTTTCTTTAAGAAGCTTGCTAACGATTAATAATAGTTAGCACCAAAGCCATATAATGATTGATCCATAAGAGATGGTGCAGGGGCGGTCGATACTGCCCCTGAACTTATTCTAGGAGGTGTGCTAGGTTCTCTTGAACTATTCATTGTACCTGAGCCAGGTAATACTACTACTTGAGGTGGCCCAGCAGCCGCCATTGCAGCAAATCCAGATTGAGCTACCATAGCAAGATTTTTAGTATTCACAGTAGGTTTAAAAGTAGTAATAGCTTCGGTAGTTGTACTAGTAACACCTTCACCCATATCAATAGGTACTTCTCTATATGAAGTTTGAGCTGTCAGGGGTACAGAAGGACCAGCAGCAGCCATAGCAGAGAAACTAGATTGTGGTGTAGCACCTGCAGTGGCAGCAGTTGCCTGTGATTTAAATCCTTCGAACGGATTAGATAACCCTATTTTTTCAAATAACTTACCTTTTTCATATAAGAAATTACCTATAGTATCTGTAATACCAGCAAACATATTTTTAATTTTATCTACCACTTCACCTAGCTTTTCAGAAATATAACCACCA